CTTACTATGGTAGTATTGGTCGTTGGAACAGAATTAATTGACCGTTATAAACGTTATAAACGAGTTAAATAGTATTTCATATCATATCTTATGGGTGGGTCGATTTTCGATCCCCCTTTTCTTATTTTGTGTGGGTTACATCCCCTATCTGTTTGCGGTATATATACGGTATATGTACGGAGGTAATGCGGTGGAAATGCGTGCGTTGTTATCCATCGATGCGTGCGTTGTATTAAAATAAAAATGTGACGTAAAAATAGCAAGTAAACGTATATTGCGCGCGGAGCGTATATATTGATATACAACCACTACCTACCATACCACTAACACACATTAACACCGCTATATTCCGCCCATATCCCGCCTATAAACAACGAACGATCGTAAAATGCATAATGCGCAATTCCATTTAACCATTTTGGTATAACCGGTTAAAGGCCGGAAAAAACTTAGAATTACAATTTTTCACATCGATGCAAGTATATACCTATATACCTTAAGTTTGGCTCACCAGGATAAGGATGTTATATTTAAGATGTTAAAAAAGATATAAGTTAAACAATTTAAAAATAAAGGTTATGTTAGACATTAAAAACATGGATTTCATCGACAAGTCGGAAATCAAAAAAAGAGCAAATTCAATTTTCACAACTACCGGTTCACCTAGTACTTCAGATAAGTACGCACACATCTCAACCGAGAAAATCATTGATGACATGGAGTTATTAGGATGGGGAGTAGTGGATGCAAAACAAGTTAGAGCACGTAAGAGTATAGGATTCCAAAAACACTTAGTTGTATTTAGAAACCCAGAAATTGTAATCGATGGAGCCGACGGTGACACTGTTTTCCCTCAAATATTACTCACCAATTCACACGACGGTAAAAATGCGTTTACATTCACCGCCGGTTTATTTAGAATGATTTGTGAAAATGGTTTGGTGGTTTCAACTCAAGAATTCGAGAATCTAAAAATTAGACACTACGGATACGATTTCGAGGAATTAGAAAAAACCATTAACGCGATGGTAGAAAAGTTACCATTAACTGTTGAATCAATGAACCGCTTTAAAACCACGGTTTTGAATTCTAACCAAATGCTTGACTTCGCTAAACGAGCATTAAATTCCAGGTTCACTGAAAGTGAATTAGAGAATATCACCATTGATTTAAATGACTTATTAACTCCGTCACGTGAGGAAGATAAGGGTAATGACATGTGGTCAGTGTTCAATACGGTTCAAGAAAAGTTAACACACGGATTATTTAATTACGCTTACGGTTCTAAAAATCGTAAGGCACGTAAAATTAAAAACTTCAATAAGGACATGGAGTTAAACAATAAGTTATACCAATTAGCAAACGAATTCGTCAATTAATGGCGAGTTCGTATATATGTATATTAGTAGATAGGTATACACAAAACTAACGCGCGAAAGCTATGGGAAGTTATAAAACCAATAAACAAGTATTAAAAAAATTAACTGTTGAAGAAGCACAAGCCTTTATCCCGGTTACTATGGAAAATTATGATGAGTTAGAAAATGCTTATTTTTATACTATGGTACCTATGGGTAATGGTTGGGATGAGATACAATATTATACTAATCGAAATGTTCAAACTTGGAGACAAGGTAAACATAATAGTTGGATTTATATTTTATCTAATAAAACAATGCCTGGCCTTTATAAAATTGGTCACACAACAAAACATCCTGATGAACGGGCTAAAGAAATTTCACGAGCAACAGGTGTTCCAATTCCGTTTGAAGTTGAATGGGCGTTTGACTGTTTTGATTCTGATAGATTAGAAGTAGAAATTCATAGAGCGTTAGATTCGTTTAGATATTCATCAAATAAAGAGTTTTTTGAAATATCTTTAAATGAAGCAAAAGAAACTATAAGGAAGCTTGGCTCCGCATATAGGAGTTAGTATATTTATAATATAGTAAATTAAACAAATAAAAACTAATAAAAAAAGAAGATGAAAAATCTAATTGCAATCGCGGCTTTAGCTGCAATCGTTTTGACTTCATGTCAATTTAATTCAACAAAAGAAACTACAACTACAGATTCAACTTTTGTTGATTCAACAGTAGTAGTGGATTCAGTATCTGTTGATACTGTAACTAAGTAATTAGTTACGCTTTCTTAGCTCAGCTGGTAGAGCAACTGACTTGTAATCAGTAGGTCGCAAGTTCGATTCTTGCAGGAAGCTCCCGGATTCATATAAATCGAGTACAAACCAATTGCTCCTTAGGTAGAAATATATGAATAAACAACCCGTCACGGTATATCTAAGGATAGGAGTGAGCTGAGGAGAAAATAGTCAGGTGGCGAAACGGTAAACGCTAAAATCAAAAGCAGGAATAGCCATAAGACTTTTGTAATAGGTACTTCAAACGGCTTTCTAGATAAGCCTACCATACAGGTTCAAATCCTGTCCTGACTACAAATTGCGGGATAGAGCAGTGGTAGCTCGCTAGGCTCATAACCTAGAGGTCATAGGTTCGAGTCCTATTCCCGCTACACTAGCCCTAAGTACACGGGATCGAAAAGCAGTCGTGGCATACCGTAAGATCTGCTCGCTTAATTGCTCCTAATCGTTAGTAGGCACAGTTGACAACTCTGGAGGCGATACAAAAGTTGTAATTGGAGATTTGGCAGAGCGGTCGAATGCGGCAGTCTTGAAAACTGTTGAAGGTAATACTTCCCAAGGTTCGAATCCTTGAGTCTCCGCACCTTAATACCGATTCGGGTTTGACGGTCAAGTGGGCCCTGCGACTATGACTTAGTAATAAGTAATTAGACAAAACGTCATTAAATATCCATCACGTTAGATGGCATCGGTGATCTAACATTATTACCCTTTCGTCTAATGGCAGGACAATTGGTTTTGGTCCAATTAATCGAGGTTCGAGTCCTTGAGGGGTAACATAATTGCTCGGTTCGTCTAGGGGTTAGGACAGGAGATTTTCATTCTTCAAACAGGGGTTCGATTCCCCTACCGAGTACAATATTTATCATAAACAGGTTGTCATTAATTAGTTGTATTAACCCTTAAAACATCTAACGACAACAATGAAAAAAATCCTTTTTTTCCTATTTTTCCTTGCCTCTGTAATCTCAGTAAGTGCTAAAACATTACCTGCTCCAGGAAATGGTATTTATGTATTAGTTGATACTAACTACACTGTAAGTAATTCTTTAAGTCCTACAACTGCTGCTAGTTTATACTATACTAATACTACTAATACTTTAGTTACAGGTGTACAATTTAGAGTATTTTATGATAAGGTAGCATTTAATGGTGCTGCTCCTACAATTGCTTTAAAATACCCTAGCACCGATCAAAATCTTCAATACAACGTTAATACAACTGATGGTCATATTACTATAACCTTGGTTTATACAGGTTCTAACGCAAATTTTAATTATGTTAATAGCGAATTAGTAGCTATTACATTTACTCATGCTACAGCAGCTACATTTAATAATTTAGCTAGTATTTCTCCTTTAACTGTAACTGGTGTTCAAACATTTCCTGCTTTTGCTTCTAAAAATACAGGTATAGATACAACATTAAATTTACATAGTTATGGTGGTAATTTTATAAGACCTTCATTTTTATTCACTTCTACATTTACTAATATAACAGGTACAGGTGCTAAAAATGTTACTATTAAATTATCTAAAAAACCTAAAACTGGATCTACTTGGACTACAGTTGGAACTTATACTTCTGGTTTAGACGGTATAGTGGCTGTTAATCCTATTATTGATACTACATTTTGGGATATTAAATTTGCAGTTCAAGGTGATACAATGAATGTAGGTAAAATTATTTCAGTAGCAGATGCTCAAAAAGTAAACCAATTTGTATTAGGTACAGCTACTCCTTCAGGATTTGATTTCTATACAGCTGATGTTAATAATTCAAACACTATCTCAATCTCAGATGTTTATTCTATATTTGGTAGAATCGCAGGTAGATTCTCAGTATGGCCTAATAATACACCAGATGTTAAATTTTTTACTTCAACTGAATATGGTTTAATTAATGCTTCACCTACAAGTTTAAAATCAACTATACCAGGTGTTACTAATTTTGAATATTATATAAATGGTACTTCAGTAGTAACATATTATATTGCTGGATTAGGAGATGCTAATGGTACTGGTTTTAAAATGGCTAGATTAGTTCCTATCCAAATATTAAATCCAAATAATGCTCCTAATTACATTATAGATCAAACAGTAGAATATTATGCTAGTTTAGATGAAATAGAAATTAATTTACCTAGTTTAAATGTTATTGAGGGTAATTTAATCAATATTCCAGTTAAAGTTTATACTAATCAAGATCTAGGTTCATTACAGTTAGCATTAAAATATGATAAAGATTTATTAGAATTTAAAGGTTTATATACAGATGAAAAACCTATGACTTGGTTATCATTCTTAAACACTAATGATGGTATTGTAGAATGGGGCGGTATAGATATGTCTAATAATAAATTTAACTTAAAAAATAATGAACAAGTTGTTACATTACAATTTTTAGCTAAAAAACCTAAAAATGAATGGTCTGCGAGTCCTTTATATGTATCACAAAAATATGTAGGTAATGCAAATGCATCTGATTTGAATATTAGACCTACAGATGGTAGAATCCAAATCCAAAGAGCAATGAACACAGTTGCCTTTAATCCAAACGAAGCTACTATAACTGTATTTCCTAATCCAACAGGTGGGTTAGTTACAGTACAATTCAATGTACCTAAGGATGGTATTACAACAGTTGCTATTGTAGATATGCAAGGTAATATTAAAAAAGAAATATTAAGTGGTAAAGTACCAGCAGGAGCATATCAGTACTCAGTTAATTTAGATACTATGGCTCCAGGAATGTATTTAGCAATATTAGAAAATAATGGAAAGGTTATATCAAATAAAACAATTTTAAATTAATAAATTAAAACATGGCAAAATTAAAAGAAATTTTAGGATTCGATGAATCAGAATTTAAAAAAGTAGACAACAAGAATCGTTTTTACTTTATGTTACAACAAATGCAAACTAATCGTTGGAAAATTACAGGTATTGTATTATTTTTATTTTTCTTTATTATTTTTGGAATTAATATGGCTGTTATGTTTAATATAGCTATCGCTGAATCTTGGAAAGAATTATTACTTATCCTTTTAGGTGCCTTTGTAGGTAACTTAAATAAAGTAGTAGACTACTGGTTTAATTCTGAAGATAGAGACAAAATGTTAATCCAAAAAGTAGACGAAGAAGACGGTCAAGCATTATCAAACACTATAAATCAACAATAATATGTCAGAAGAAACACAAGAAACAACTTGGTCAGGATTGAAGAAAACAATCATTGGAACCTTAGCTACTGTAGTTACCGCAGGTGGTGCTTGGTTAGGAACAACTTTGTTTGGTGGTGGTGAAGAAGCAGCTCCTGCTCCTGTTCAAGCAGCACCTACAATTAATATTACTCAACAAGCAGCTCCAGCTGTCGCTCCAGTTAATAATACTACTGTTATTCATGAAAAAACAGTAGAAAAAGCAGCTCCTGCTCCTAAAGAAGAACCTAAAAAAGAAGAACAACCTTGGTAATGAAAAGTTTTTGGAATAAATACAAACACTTCATTATTACAATATTAGGATTAATGCTACTCACTACATTAGCTATAAATGCTAATGCTCAAGTGGGTAGTGTTAAAACTGAAAAATATCAGGCTGACTTTGAAAAGAAACAATCTATTGAATTAGTTGCTGATTATAATGGTCCTGTTATTCCTATTCAGATTTTAAAAATTGGAATTAATGAAGAACTATTTGAGATGTATCCTGAATTAAAGGATAAACGAGTAGGTTTAGGTGTTACTAATATTGTACTTGAATATTTAGAGTATACTAACCGTTTTGAATTTACAGAAGATAAATTAGAAATCAAAGAAAAAATGATTGCTCAATTTAAAGCTTCTAATAAAGGATTTACAGAAAATAAAATAGATGGTAAAGGTAAAATTAAGTTAGCCCGTTATTTTGTTTATATTGAAGTATATGATTTTTCAGTATCTGAAAATGAAATATTTGATATTCAAAAAGGTAAAAGTTATTCTCGTATAGATCAAACAACTACATTAGGTTTACAAGTTAGATTTGTAGATGCTCAATCAGGAGAAGTAATTGTTGGATCTGGTTTAGGAGAAGCTATTACTGTTAAAGAATCTACTATGTTAGGTGATATTGATGAGGTTAAATTTAATCAATCAACAATTGGTATTACTACTAAAAAATCACTTGAAACAGCATCATCTCGTATTGTGAGTAAACTTATTAAAAAAGGTGTATTTCCACAATGAAAAAATTTATAGTACTATTAGTTTTATTACTGCCCTTAGCTGTATTAGGCCAAAGTACTGTAAACTATTCATATAGTGATCCTTGTACTGGTAAAGTAAAAAATCTTACTTTTCAAGATAATCAAACTATTACTGTTAATTATTTAGGTTATATTCAAGCTTTTGATTTTAATCAAATTAATAATGGTGATCTTGAAACTTGGATTAATGGAGTAGCTAAACAAAATACTTCTAGTCCTTGCGCCGCCGCTACTACTGCTATTACTACTGCTACAAACTTAGCTATAACTAATAATATTATATCCACTTTAACTAATATTACTTCAGTAGCAACATCTGTAGGATCAAGTTTAGCATCATCTATTCCTATACCTTCATCTTCATCAGTATCTTCTTCTACATCTTCATCTAATGTATCTTCAGGTAAAAAATTAGATGGAGAAAAAACAAATGAATCTACAATAGAAGAACCTACATCTACTTCAACAACTGAGGATGGTGGATCAGATAATACAGGAGGTTCAGTTAGTAATGCTATTGAAGGTACATCAAGTGAAGGAGGAAGTTCAAATGGAGATGGTGGAAAAGGTAAAGCTAAAGAATCAAAAACAAACACTGGTAGTTTAATAGGGACTGGAGATGTTGTTGTTACTAATAATAGAAATGATAATACAAATAACTTAAGAATGACAGCTAGTATGACTAAGTCAAACTATAAAAATACATTTGCTAAAGGTTTTTTACTTAATTTTACAACTCAACTTAATAACTCTAACCTTACATTTTATACCGCATCTACTAAGAAAAAATCTACTTTAATATTTGCTAACTCAAGTTTAGTTAATAGAGATTATGATATATTTAATACTACTACAATTATAGAATCTTATCGATTTGGTAGATTTTCAGCTATGGGAGGTGTTAATTTTACTTTAGGAAAAATAGGTACTAAAGGATTTCAAAATTTATCATCTGTTGCAGGTGGGTTCTATTTATTCCCAGTAAATAAGAATATAACAGGTAATTTATTAATATTAAGTGTTTATTCACCATTCACTCAATTTTATGATGGTAGATGGTGGAATAGTGGTTTTTTATTAGTACCCTTTAGTTCTTGGGATTTTAAAGTAACCAAAACATTTAAATTTAATGTTAGTTTCTCAGGAGTATATGAATTAAATAAAAGTGTATTAAATTACCAGATATTAACTGGTGGAAAAATAATGTTATGAAATATTTGTTAATACTATTACTATTACCTTTAAATATGTTAGCTCAAACGTTTACATATTCAGGTTACATTTATAATACAAACGGCAGTGGAGCATCTAATATTCCTGTAAAATTATATAAACGAACTACACCAACTTTAACTGGTTTTACTTCACAAAATAATTACAATGGACATTCATATTATCGTTCTACAGGTTCTATGACTTGGACTGAAGCAAGACAAGCTTGTTTAAATATGGGAGGTTACCTAGTTACATTAACTTCAGCTGCTGAAAATAATTTTATATTTAATTTATGGCCTTCAGGATGGATAGGATTAACAGATGAAGTTCAAGAAGGAGTATGGAGATGGGTAACAGGAGAACCTTTTACTTGGTCTAATTGGAATGGTGGTGAACCTAATAACGCAGGAAATGAAGATTATATTCAATTTGTTAGTGGTGGTAAATGGAATGATTTACCAAATATATCTTTACCTTATGTACTTGAGTTTGACTATATTGTCACTCATACACCTTGGACTTTATTTACTACAGTTTATACAGATGTAAATGGTAGATATAGTATTAGTTCTGCTACTAACCCGGCCACAGAATGGTATATTCAAATAGACGCATCTACTCCTATTTCTAATTTAAGTAATAATGATATAACTAATACTCTTAAAATTGTTAATGGTGTTACCTCACTTAATAGTTCACATTATTATTTACATGATGTAAATGGAGATGGAAAAATTACAATATCTGATGCTTATTATATTGGAGCCAGAAAACAAGGTAGATTTGGGAATTGGATAAATTCTTTTAATGCTAGATTATTTACTCCTGCAGAATATAACATAATTAGATCTAATAATTCAAACCTAAAATTGACTTATCCTGGTGTATCCTCAATCACTATTTCTAATCCTACAAATGGTGGGAGTAGTAATTATTACATTATATCACCAGGTTATAGCGGTAATACAACATTTTAAATATGAAACACCTACTAATCTTTTTACTCTTATTACTCCCGTTTACTTTATTAGCAAACAACTGTGTTTACGTTAATCAAATAACTGTAAATAAAAAATTTAAAGAATTAAACAACCGAAATATTAAATTTGGTATAAAACAAATATCTGAAGAATTATTATCAGAAAAATATTGTCTGGCAGACTCTTCTAACGCTGTTGATATAGAAGTATATTCTATAGGAGCCCCTAAAACCACTATTCGTATTGTAGGTGCCTCATCAATATCTCAAGTTACTCAAATTAGTTTGAAAGTAACTTATAAAGGAGTAGTGTATGAAGGTTTAGGAGAGGCGGAAACTGATGTTAGATCTATGTTTATTGAATTAGAAAACAATGAAGTACCATTTAATAATACAACTATATCAATTGCTTTAAAAAGAGCACTTCAAAACGCTATACAAAGGTTACCTTAAAATATTTATTATTAAACAACTAAAATCAAAAAATTATGCAATTATCAAAGTATTTTACACTAGCTGAATTAACTCCTTCGGGAACAGCAAAACGTTTAGGTATTTCAAACAATCCAACTCCTGAACATTTAGAATGTTTAAAAGGATTAGCTGTTAACGTATTAGACAAAGTAAGAGAACATTTTGGAAAACCAATTTGGGTATCTTCAGGTTACCGTTCTAAAGCATTAAATGAGGTTACTCCTGGTTCTAGTGCTACATCACAACATTGTACAGGTGAAGCTGCTGACTTAGATCAAGACGGTAGAGGTACAGGTGTAACTAATAAAATGGTATTCGATTATATTAAAGATCATTTAAATTTTGATCAATTAATTTATGAGTATGGTACGGATGCTAACCCTGATTGGGTTCATGTTAGCTGGGAATCTACAGGAAAACAAAGAAAGCAAGTATTACGTTGTACTAGAGTAAACGGTAAGCCAACTTACACACCATACAAGTAATTCAACTACAACTTGGCATTATGACCACTCTTTATTATATATCAGGAGTATGGACATAGATAAAGTATTTAATTCATTTAATGATGGAGAGTTTCAGGAGGTTATAAAAGACCTTCGGGACACTCCATCTTATTGGATTGGTATGTTTAAAAAACTAATACACAATTATAATAACGGTTATCAATATTTCATGAAAAATCTTCTAGACTCACTAGAAGATGAACACAATATAGATAAGAATAAAGTAAAAGACACAGTTGAATATTTAACTTATTCTATAGCATACTCATACATTAAAAGACTTGATATTACCGACTTATCCCATGTATATTACATTACCTTAGTGGCTGACAATATGCTGTTGACTAGTATTAAACATTGTTTATATTACTTTGAATCAATAGAAAGATATGAGGATTGTGCATATCTAAAATCACTTGAAACAGAGGTAAACAAAATCCTCCTAAAGTTTGGCTCCCCAAGCAAATAACGTTATATTTTGAATACGGGTTTTAAGGATTAAGAGAGATAGAGAATAAGAACGAAACAAGAACAAGAAAAGCACCTAGAGAATAAAATGGGTGGTTATAAATAAACATATGAGAAATAGAGAAATTTTTAACAGAAAATTAGAGAATTTAGAGTCTAATTTAACTAAAATGTCTTACTTATTAAGACGTCAAGGATCTAAAGATGAATACGATGAAATGATTACATCTTGTAGAGATTTAATTGAACAAATGAAATCATATATTAGTATGGAACCTGTTACACCTAATGAAATCAATAAGTACTAATATGTTACAACCGGAACAAATATTAAGTAACTGGGAAGAGTTCTTAGGTTATATTGATATGTACATTATGGGAGACCGTGGTACTAAATTAAAAGCGTTTTATGAACAATACTCTGAACGTTTTATGATGATGCCTGCTGCTCATAAACCTCAATATCATAATTGTTTTCCTGGTGGTTATATAGATCATGTTAATAGAGTAATTCAAGGTGCTTTAAAAATAGATCGTGTATGGAGAGAAATGGATGTAATAGATACTTATTCTACTGAAGAATTAGTATTTTCTGCAATGAATCATGATTTAGGTAAATTTGGAACCTTTGAAGAAGAAGCATATCTACCTCAAACCGACCAATGGAGACGTGAAAAATTAAATGAACCTTATATGTTTAATGATCGTTTAGAGTTTATGTCTGTACCTGATCGTGGTTTATATATACTATCTCAGCTGGGAATTACAGTGACTAAAAATGAGATGTTAACTATTAAATTACATGATGGTCTATATGATGAAGCTAACAAACCATACTTAATGTCATGGATGCCAGAAACTAGACCTCGTACTTCATTAATTTATATAGTTCATCAGGCTGATTTAATGGCAGCAAGAATTGAATTCGAAAGAGAATGGTTACCTAAATTATTAGGACCAAGATCAGAAAATAAATCAAATTTTAGTTTAAAAAAAGAAGATAAAAAGACACCAGTTAAATCTAAAGCACTAGGTAGTGTTAAAAGTGAAGGTTTAAAAAATGTGATGTCGAATTTCTTCGATGAATAAAAAATGATATATGGTATTTTAATTGTATTGGTCATAATCCTAGGGTTTACGACCTACAACCTTTTAGTTAAAAATGAACAAGCAGAAGATATAATTATATCCCAAGATGAGTTTATATCTAGACTTATGGACACTATTAATAAGGCTGATGCTAAATTAAAACAAATTGATCATAAAGGTTCATTTGAAGCCGATGACGAAATTGGATTCTTTTTTAAAGAAGTAAAAAACATACAAGCAACACTAAATGAGTTCAATAATAAACGCTAGTAATTTACCTAAGAACCCAAGTTCTACTAGGTACTTTACTCAAGATACAGAAGATGCTATCGTTGCTTATAATAAGTCTTTAGACTTTGATGAACGTGATAAGATTTACAATAGAAAAATCCATTACGCATTCTTCAAATTAACAGAGAATATTATACATACATTTAAATTTTATTATACTGAAGTAGATAATATTGAAGATTTACAACATGAAATTATAACATTTTTATTAAGTAAAATTCATTTATTTGATCCAAGTAAAGGTGCTAAAGCATACTCTTACTTTGGTACTATTGTAAAACGATATTTAATTATATCTAATACTAAAAACTATAAAAAGCGTATAGATAAGGCACCAATTGAAGATTTAGAACAAGACGAGAAACATTCATATGAAATCGATGATATCCCGCCTAATGAACGCTTAAATGAATTCTTAACGCTATATACTGAATATTGTTCTAATAATTTAAAAACGTTATTTCCTAAAGATAGTGATGCTAAAATAGCTGATGCAATTCTTGAATTATTTCGTAAACGTGAGGTATTAGATATATTTAATAAAAAAGCACTTTATATATACATTCGTGAAATAATTGATGTAAAGACACCTAAAATTACTAAAATAGCTAATAAATTAGGTGATATATTTAAAGAACATTACTTATTTTATATTGAAAACGGATATACAAATTTCTAAGTATCATATTTATAAATAAAAATCATGAGTAATTTAGAATCAGTTGTTTTTGGAAATAAAAAATTCTCTGATATCTTAAGCGAGATATACGATAATCAAAAGAAAAAAGAGAAACAAATATCAACTTTAATAGGTGAATTAAAACCATTAATTAATGATATTGGTGATGCTACATTAATTGTACCTTTAATTAAAGAATACTTAGAAATAAGTGTTAAAAATGATGAACAATTAATTAAAATGGCTACTATTATCCAACGTGCTCTATCTAATTCAGCAGAGGCAGGTAACGGATTTGACTTATCAGATGAAGAAAAACAACAATTATTAGCCGAAATAGATAAAATCAGTAAAGATGCCAATTGATGTTACATATGGTTACAGTTCAGTAAGTAAAGGATTTAATACAGGTAATAAAAATTACGCGGTTGATACTGCTACTTCTTTAGGTAACTTAATAACAGCAGTTCGTGTTAAAGATATAGTATTAGATAAAACACATCCGCAGTTTACAACTGTAGGTGAATGGAATGGTTTAGGTACTATATTTTTTGATGTAGTTAAAGATCCTAATTTTTCAAATAAAAATACTTGGTCTACTGCTCGTCCTATATCATCTAATATTAAAGTATATCCACTAATTAATGAGATAGTGTATTTAATATCTTTTCCTGATACTGGTATAGGAAATAATCCTACATCTGGTCAATTATATTATATTAGTACAGTAGGTATATGGAATACACCTCATCAAAATGGCTATCCTACTATTGATACTATACCTCCTTCTTCACAGCAAAAAACATATACAATGACTGAGTTAGGAAGTTTAAGGACTGTAACTAGTCAATCTACTAAACTTGAACTTGGTAATACATTTATTGAACGTGGTAATATTCATCCTTTACTCCCTTTTGAAGGTGATGTAATAGAAGAAGGAAGATGGGGAAATAGTATTCGTTTTGGATCAACAATTAAAACAAAATCACCTGAAATTATTGGATTAAATAATTGGTCTCAAGGTCCAAGTACATCAGGAGATCCTATTACTATTATTAGAAATGGCCAATCAATAAAAGCAAATAATGAAGGTTGGGTACCTATAACTGAAGACATAAATAATGATTTAAGTTCTATTTATTTAACTAGTACACAAACTATACCATTAAATGCATCTAGTATAAATTATTTTAGTTACCCTAGTAACCCACCTCAAGATATAAATAAATTTAATGGCCCTCAATTAATATATAATTCAGGACGTATAGTATTAAACACAAATCAAGATCATTTACTTTTAAGTTCTATTAAATCAATAAACTTAAATGCTGTAGAATCAGTTAATATTGATACGCCTACAACTATTATTCAATCAAGTAATGTATTATTAGGTTCTAAAAATGCTACTGAACCTGTTTTATTAGGTGATAGTACTATTGCTACCTTAACATCAATACTTGATAATATGGTAGGATTTTTAAATGCTTTAGAAAATGTAGTATCTACAGCCCCAGGAACACCATTAATTACATTATCATTACCTGCTAATTTATTATCAAGTAAATTAGATGAGATTAAAGGTAATCTAGAAAAATTAAAATCTAACACTGTTAAAACTGTATAATGGCAACTATAACCCCAGAAGAATTAGAACAGAGTAGATTACAACAAGCAGCTGATGAACAAGTAGTGTTAGCTCAATCTAATACTACTACAGTAGATGCTACTGAGATTGAAAATGCAACTCCATCTGATTTAAAAGCAATGGGTATTGCTAAATTACCATTATTATTATTAGTAATAGGTAATCAAGTAAAAAATATTATCCAACCTGCATTAACTAATTTAATAGCTACTTATATACAAAAATATTTAGATGCTGGTGTTTGTGCTGATCAAGCTACTATAGATAAAATAATACAACAACGAAATTTAATAGTTGAACAATTAAATAAAATAGTTAAAACTTTAACTATTATTACAGTATCATTAACAGTAGCAATTACATTTTTAGATCTTTTAAAATTAACTATTAAAGGTATTGATTTAGCTAAGATAGCCGCGACTTTAGCGGCGGCAGCATTTCCAGCATTATTACCTACTTTACCTAGTACATTACAACAATTAGACTTAGCTAAAATAAAATTACAAACAGATGAAGAAGGTAATGCTAAAATAGCTAAATATAAATCAATAATTGGAGGAGCAGCATTAGTTTCATCCATTATTGGTGGATTTATATTAATAGCTATAGGATTATTAAACTCTATTGATATTTTCTTACAAAAATGTGCTCCTAATCAAGAAAATGAATTAGTACCTATATCTAAGGAAGCACAAGATATAGCTAAAGTACAAGCTCAAGCTACAATAACACAAAATGAAACAACATATAAAGGCTTTATTATTGAAATTGAATTAGTACCATTTACTTCTACTACAACTCGTAGACGTGCTCTTGGTAAAAATCAAGATGGTATTATATTAATTCAAACTGAATTATCATTCACAACTGATGATCAAACATTAATTGATGAATTAAAACTAATTATTGATAGAGATAATTTAAAAGCCTATTAACTTAATATTTATAACACGATGAAATCAGAAGAATTTAAAAAATTAATCAAAGAAGCTGTTCGTGAAGTATTCGTTGAAGAAATGAAAGAAATACTTTTAGAAGCGGTTAAATCACCTAAAGCCACAGTAGGTCAAGGTGGTTATGGAACTGTTACAGAATCCTATGTACAACCAACTAATTCTAAACCATTAGATCCAAACGCTAGAAAAGCAGTTATGGCTAATATTTTAGGTGATATGGCATCAGGTAAAACAATAACAACAGAAGCTTTAACAGCTAATACATTTGTACCTAGAGGAGGAGATGCTGTTAATGGATCTTTACCTGAAGGTAATGTTGGATTAGATCAAATTATGGGTTTATTAAATAAATAATAATGGCATACGGTGCACAAAAAATATTTCCTATTGATACTAAAACTGGTACTGCTATTGGTATTAGTTTAAACTTTAATAATCCTGGAGTATTTGAGTCTACTTATTTAACTAAAGATGCTATTAAAAATAATTTAATTAATTTTTTCTTAACTAACCAACCAGAACGTTATTTAAATCCGTTATTTGGTGGTAATCTAAGAAATTTTATATTTGAACAAATAACAGCTAATAATTTAGATTTTTTAAAACAAGATATTCAAACCCAAATAGGTTTATATTTTCCTAATATTATAGTAGCTAGGCTAGATGTTATTGAATATTCAGATATAAACCAAGTAGTAGTAACATTAAAATATACAATAGCAGACACTAATATAAGTGATCAATTAGATATAGCATTCAATTAATGGCAACAATTAAAGATATAAAGTACCTAAATAAAGATTTTACAGAGTTAAGATCTAG